ACCAATCAATTGATTTTGACGATCTAATTCGCGCTGTTGAAGCTGTTGCTGTTGAGCGCGTGCGCCCATCATCTGGTATTGCGCCAGCATGTTCGTAAAGTCAGGCGCTGCGTTAGCCTGTGCGCCGCGTGCAGCTATGGAGTAATCAACTGGCATTTAACTCACCTAAAAATAAGGGACATTCTGTCCACCAAATTGATATGTGCCTCTAGGCCCTTGCGGAGCGAATCTATCTGCCATGCCATACGCCATCATAGCATTAACTGGCGTGTTGAGCGCGCTCTGAAGCGCTGATGTGCTTCCCATATAGCCGGACGCGCGCGCCTGCGCTGCGTTCTCAAGACCCGTGCCGAGAGCCTGACCAACGCCTAAGTTGATGTTAGCCAACTGAGGCGCGGTGCCGGTGTATATATTTGCGAGGTTAGTTCCCAAGCCAGAGTAGACGTTAGCCACGTTCTGACCTGTGCCCATAACATTAGCTGCGAGGTTCGTGCCTTGCTGCGCCTGAAGGTTAGCAAGGTTCTGGCCTGTCGCGCCTTGGATGTTACTGATGTTTTGGCCTGTCGTGCCGTAGATATTAGCCATGTTAGGCGCAAGCGCGCCGTAAACATTAGCGACGTTCTGGCCTTGTTGGCCGTAGATGTTAGCGAGATTTGTTGAACCCGTGCCGTAAATATTAGCTAGATTCTGACCTTGCTGCGCTTGAAGGTTAGCGACATTAGTGCCCTGCGCGCCATAAAGACCTGCCGCGCCTGTGCCTAGATTACCGGCTGCGCCTGTCATTACATTAGCCGCGCCTTGCCCCTGCGCGCCCATGCCCTGAAGCGCGCCCATAGCCTGCGCGCGGTTAGCCATAAAGCGGTTATAGGCATTACCATATTCTTGGCTGGCGAGTCCTTGGCTGTAATCAGCCATAGATCTTAACGCACCGCCGCCACGACTTGCGCCGCCAAGACCCGCTGCTATTGAACGCTGTAATGCTTGCTCACCTTGCTGACGACGAAAATCATATCCAGGATCCATTTGCAATTCAGCAAGTGTTGGCTGGCGCGTATATGAGCCAAAGCTATCGGGGGCTCCTTGAACGCCAAAGTCACCGCCCGTCGGCGCACCACCTACACCTAACAGCATAGCTAACTGGTTCTGCGCCGCGCCGCCTGTGCTCAAGTAGGGCTGTTGAAACTCGCGTTGCTGACCGTAAGCGCCGCCAAGAGCGCCAAGTCCTTGTTGAGTCGCTTGTTGAATCGCTCTAGTGGCTTGACCAGTGCCTCTTGTTAGCGCCCCTGCGCCTTGGCCCATGCCTTGCTGAATTGCTCTAGCGCCTTGACCGGCACCTCTTGTTAATGCGCCAATCTGACCTTGCGCGCCGCCTAAAAGCGCTCGTTGTTGTTGAGCCTGGGCCTGTAAAAGTGGGTCAATAGACGCTTGACGCGCTGCGCGGAGTTCTTCTGACGCAGCGGTCGTGCCGCCCCGAAGCAGATCTTGAGCTTGCTGTGACGACGTTCTAAGCGACTCTAACGTAGGAGCTTGCGCGCCTTGGAGTGCAGAAACTGCGTTTTGTTGACCGCGAAGAATATCTTGCCGCGCCTGTTCAGCCTGTTGAGCTTGAAGAAGCGAAGATAGGATGGCCGCTTGGCTCTGGGTTCCGGCAGCTTTACTGGCAGCCCTAGAACCCAAACCACCGCTGATAGCGCTGGCTGCGGAACCTCCTAAAAGGGCTAATGTGAACGGATCCATGATGCCTCTTATATCATGAGTTACTTAAAAATCTAACCTGTGAAGCCTGTGCTACGCCAACTACTTCATTACGGAATGATTCGGTTGCCGCTGCGCCCTGACGGACTTCTTTGGCGACCTCGATCTGTAGCATAGGTAGCGCCGTTACAGCGCACATCCATTCGTCTACTTCTTTGCCCGTGTTGGGGTTTGTGCCCCTGAGAAGCGTAAACCACGCGCACTTAAGTTGCACGCAGTCTTTCTTGATTAAAGGACAAAAAGTTCCGTTCTTCAGCTCCATGTTTAATCTTTCGTTGCGATGATAACGTCTACATACTGAACAGCAAGATTGATCGCCGTGCCATTAAAGGTGTGGGTGTGAGTGCCGCCGCCGCCTGTATTAGCTGTGGTCGTAGCTACCGTAATGCCTGTGACTGCCGACCCAGTGTTTGGCGTAGCGTTTGTTTGGGAGCCAGCCCCGTAACCATTTCCGCCAAGGCCCGTAAAATTAGAATATGAGTGAACGTGTCCGGGATCCGTGACCGTTGATGTAGCTGTGTGATTATGCGCCGGTATATCAGCCGTCGTCAGCGCGTATGGGGTGTTTGAGCCGGTAACAGACTGTGAGGCGAAGGCTGTTGTAAATGCTACCGAACCGCCTGACGAAGCTGCGCCAGATACGACACGAAGCGCCTTATTGTCATGCGCTGTTGATTTTGTCCAGCCTGTAGGTGCAGACGTTTGCACAAACAACATGACCGTTCCAGCCGGTAAGTTCGTCCAAGCGCCCGTAAAAGTTGTAGCTGTTACGGTGCCTGTGACGTTGACGCCACTATTAGCCGTCAGCAAACCAGTAATGCCCGCGCCGCCTGCCGATACGGTCAAACCATTCTGAGCCGTCAGCGTGCTCGTAGCGTTTAATGTGCCCGTTACAGTGCTATTACCTGTAATAGACGCGCCGCCTGAAGATACGGTTAAGCCACCTGTAATCCCCGCGCCGCCTGCCGATACGGTTAACCCATTTTGAGCCGTTAATGTGCTTGTAGCGTTTAGTGTGCCGGTGACGGTGCTATTACCTGTAATAGCTGCACCGCCTGAAGATACTGTTAATGTGCTTGTAGACGATAGCGTGCCTGTGACGGCCACATTACCTGTGATAGTTGCGCCGCCTGACGCCGTGACAGCGCCGGAGAAAGTAACGCCGCCGCCGCTCGCTATAGTAATGCGCGGTGTGCCGCCAGTTGAGAGGATAAGCCCTCGCGTGCTTGGCGAGTTTATTGTCGAGTTAGACGCGTCTGCCGATATAGTCGTGCGCGACACGCCGCTACTAGATAGCTGAATGACGCCATCATTAACGTCAAAAGCTGTTGACGGCGATTGCGTTCCAAGCCCCACCTGACCTGTAGAGTCAATAATAAAAGGCGTAACGTCAGGATCTACGCTGTCCTGCACGCGCAACACAGGGCCAGTGCCTGTCTGTGTGATCTTAAGCGCAGGCCCCGCCGAGTCAGAGTCAATCGTCACGTTGCCCGATAGAACAGGCGACAGCGACGAAGTAGGCGCGGAGATATTATCAACCGTCCAAAGTTCAGTATTATCTGAAGATGCAAGTTTAAATTTATACGTCGCAGATGCCAGCCAGATGTTTGCTTCGCCGCGCGCATCCAAAACAACAGGATTAGTATTAGCCGTGGCACCTGTCGAGTCCGTATAAGTCGCTTGCGGCGTAGTCGTGCCCGCTGCGTAAGTATAAAGAAGACCGCCAACAAGCGGAGCGCCTGTCGCGTCAAGGAATTGCATTTTAGCAACTGGCGTAAGAACAGCCATTTAACCACCTACACTACTTGTTACGGTCAGAATGACCGAAGGAATTGCGGGTATTGAACCAGAAGCAGCCACATACGGGATCGTAATACTTACGTCGTCAACTAAATAGATCAGCTCAAAATAATCACCTAGCTGAAGGTTTAGCACGAAATTCCATGCCGCAACAGTGGCTGTGCCGCTACCGCCGCCTATAGTAATTTTTGTGGCAGAATCATCGACATTGACGCCATTAACACGCGGCCAAATATAAATGTTGTGCGTCCCGCCGCCTGACTTAACTAGTTGTGCCGAAAACTGAAAATTGTAAGTCGCTGTATTGTCTACATAAATACGTGACGTTGGCGTGCCAACATAAACACCATAGGTTAAATTAGATCCGTCAGCGCGTTTAAAAGTGTTATTAAACGTAAGCTCATACGCCGTATTAGCTGCGACCGGCGTAAAAGTCGTTGTGCTATAAAAAGACCCATATCGGCGACCAGCTTCAACAGCCGTATAAGTATTAAAAAACCAACGATACCAAGGCCGATTAACGAAGCCCGTAACGTCGTCGTTCATCTTGACGCGAGCTGCCGGTATCTGCGTATTATTAACTACGTCAGGCATTGGTCGGGCTCATGTGCAGTTCTGCGCCCATGATAGCGATCTTGACCGCATCAGTGCCTGAGATCTCATACACCCGATCACGCAATTTCAACGTCATGCCGAGCCGTCGCCAGATCGTGCGGTAGCCTGTCCGGCCTATACGGCCCATAGATTTCCAGTGCTCGTTAGACCACGTATGGCCGCCATCATCCGACCAACGCAACATAACCTGCGGGTCAACGCCTGGGGCAAGCGGAGCGCCTTGCGTTATAATGTAATCATTAGACTCAGTAAGAAGACGGTCGCCACTCTCCGTTATGAGAAACAGACCGTTTAAATACTCGTAATCAACGCCTTCAAGACCAACGCCCGCTTGACAATCTAGCTGAAGACTATGGTGCGTTGTGCGGGTTAGATTGTTCTGGCCTGTTGGCAGCGCGCGCCAAGAACGGAGCCACTTTTGAATCGTGCCTGCTTCTGAATAGACGTTAGGATCGTAGGCGTATAATTCACCAACGCGATAGTCACCGATGACAATCGTGTTGTTAAAGTTCATCTGGCAGTTACCGCGTGTGCGGGTGAAGGCGTCATTTTCCCAGCCAGCCCGCTCATGCCAGACTTGTGTGGCTACGTCATAAACCCATGTCGTATCAGCGGTCGGGAAGTTCAGGACATAGAAGCTGTGACCGTCCTGTTGATAAGTATAACCGACAGCGTCGGAAAGATTGGTGTATTGCTGGATCTGCCATTCAACGGCGTGCGTCGAGACGCGCTCGCCTGAGTAGCCTTTTGACCGATAGACGATACCGTTACCGCGCGCGTCAGCGCCGAGCCAGAAAATGCCGTTGTCGAGTTTGGCTACTGAATAGGCTGCGAGACATCCGATTTCGTTGAACGCGCCTTGAATACGCGCAAGCGGAAATGTCGGAAGACCTGCGTTATACCAGACTTCAATGGAATTAGAGCCAAAGCACCAGACTTCGCGGTGATCGACAAGTAACGTAACAAGGTTGTCTGGCGAGCCGTCGATACTGGCATAGTCTGTCGGATCTACCGCCGTGCCGTCGTTAAGGGATGAAACCCATATGTTCTGGCTGTTTGGTTCATTATAAACAAAGTAACCATCCAGAAAACCGACACCAACTGCGCCATAAAAGTCAACATCGGTGATCTCCGCAAAGACGTTTGTATTGGCGTTGTAAATATATCCCTTTGCGCCCGCAGCGATGTAGAGCTGCGTGCCGTTATCGACCATGTTGACTTGGCCTGTTCCGATAACAGTGCCGAGTTCGGTAAAAGTATAATCAGTCGCTAATTTATAGAGTTTAATTCCCGACACGACATAGCCGTAAGGAACCGCTGTGTTAGGGTCGGCAAATGTCCAAAGACCTCTGATTGGCCCTGACCCAACGCGGGCGAGCAAACGTAATCCTGGCGCACGCTGAAGCCATGCGGCGGTTTTTCCGCCTTCAGGTATAACTTCAGGGAACAAATTAATCATTCGGTTGTCAGCCGCATTTGGACTGCGGGTGACATAACTAGAGCCAAGAATAGGCGTTGCGACCATCAGACTTGACCTCCAATATACATGTAGATATACTGCATGTTCATTGAAGGAAACATCCTATGGAAGAATGGCGCGCAGTCCTTGGTTATGAAGGACTTTATGAGATTAGCAATTTTGGCAACGTGCGTCGAGTGGCGCGTGGTAAATTGTTTACCGCAGAGCAAGTCGCGGAAGCTAAAGAACGTCTTGCGAATGGAGCTAAATTGAAAGACGTTGCCGCATTTTTGAATACCAGTGTTACAACTGTCATGTCTATTAAACACGGTAAGACATGGACGGGCGATGTAACTTACAGGCCAATGCGAACGACGCCCGATAAACATGAATATCATATATTTAGGCCGTGTATGAACGGGCAGTATAAGCATTATCGAATCCATAGAGCCGTATGGGAGGCTTTTAATGGCCCTATTCCCGACAGATTAGAAGTAAACCATAAAAATCTCATACGGAATGACAATCGGTTAGAGAATCTTGAACTATTGACTCATCAAGAGAATGTGCAACATGCTTTTGATATTTACCGACAAGATCCTAACAGTCGTCAGCCAAAAGGCCGTGCAGGATCTTATAGAGGCAAATATTTTAAAACATAATTACATATTACCTGCATATATGTTGTATCTTTGTCTCGTCCCTACAATGCTGTAAGGCAGAGCCATGATGTCGTCAGGGTTATTGATGCGCTTCAGATTGCGCTTGCTATACATAGCGATACGGCTGACCGTAGGCGATGGCTCGACGCCAAACTCAGGCGCAAGCTCGCAAGCCAGATTGTAACGGAAAGCCCGCAAGTATCCTGGCGGGAAAGACATTTCGGTCGAAAGAAGCGCTGGTTCAGATAGTTTTTCAACAGAGATAAAATGCCATTCTAACAGTCTTAAAGGGACTGGATAAATGACCATATCAATGTTTGGGTAAGTCATATTGGTAAATATGACCTGTGGATATGTAGACGTTACCGTCTTGACAGCAATACCATCGTATTGTTGCTGGTTAATAAATTTAATGCCGTAAGACACATTAGTCTGCGGATCGCGGAAATAAGTCGCGTCATCCAGCAATACAGGACGTAAACCCACAAAGTCACCCGTCGGGCCTAGCGTGCGATTACGTTCACCTGACGGCCAGTTGAATACTTGATCTTGCGTTGAGAACACCGACAGTCGTTCGGTATTCCAACTGTCAATCATTTGATTCAGCGCAAAGAGCGCGTCATTCGCTGTCTCGGCGGAAGGCGTTTCGCCTTCGGCTAACACTCCGAGAAGCCTCATCGCCCCCACTATTTGCTGATAGCAACTGTATGTCGTCATTTGGGTCGAACCTCTCCCAGCCGTTCTCTTCGTCGGCTTCGGCCTCTAGGTCGAGACACGCCACTTTAACCCCATGTTCGGGGTGTTTCAAATAAATAACAGCCATTGGTTACTTTCTAAAGAAATACAGCGGCCCGTAAGCCGCTATATATTAAGAAGCAAGCAGCGGGACAGAATACCAAGTCGTTGCGTCATATGCGATGAGCAGCGAGGAAGTATTGGCTGCAAGCACATAGTTGGAGTCAACCGTGATTGCATTGATGCCGTCGCCCGTGGCAGGCCATACTTTAAGAATGGCGGCAGCGCCATTTTTAATAATGACCGTGCGACCCGCGATAGCCGCTGGAAGTTTAACACCTTTAGTAGCGTCAGCCGCTGTTACAAGCGTAAGCCCGTCTGATATTGATGCGGCGTCAGACTGTGTTGAGCCAGTCGCAGCTACAGTAGCCGTCTTTAGATAAAGACCGCCAGTCGTCGTGATGTCGCTTGCGCTAACCGAGGTCGCGCCAGAGATAGTGCCTCCGCTGATCGTCGCGCCTGTGATGGTCGTGCCAGCCACAAGTTCGGGATCAGAGAAGGCAACACCGACAGATTTAGTGTTAGGCATTGCCTTCTCCTATAATTATGCGATGCGGTAGATCGAATACGCAGCCGTGCCGGTTTTACGGAAGCGGAACGTAGCCGATGCTGGGTTTGTTGGGGCCGCAGCGGCTGCGTCAACAACAATAGCCTGACCAACAATCGAATTGCCCGTGCCAGCGCCGAACGTCACGTCGTTACCGGCGTCGTCACCAAGGTTAATGATATGAACGTCAAAGCCTGAATTGACTTTGAGGCTTGGGAAAGCCGCATCAATCAACGCGCCTGTTGGGAACGTGTAGGTACCAGCGGACGTGCTACCTGGATCGACAGTAATGATACCATTGGCAAGATTGTCAACAGTAACCGTGACCGTAGCGCCGGTAAGCGCGTTTGGGGCAGGCTGGGCGAAGATGAGAGGCTCAGTTA